TACCAGAGCGGGCAATACCCTTAAAAAACGGAATGATTTGCCAACCATCCATATCATTCACATCAAAGCAAAGGCGACCACCCATGACATACACCCAATCAATGACATCTTGGTCAAACTTTTGATAGGTCAAAATAGAGTCCATGTAAGGGGTTGGAATTTCTCTCCAATCCTTGACTTCACTGTAATCTTCAAAGTGTTTATCAAAGTATTTGCAACTGACAATAGTTGGATCAAGACACTTGAACTCTGAGCTTTCATAAGTGTAAAACTTTGAATCAAAAAGACCAGTATCAGGGGCAAATCTTTTACCAATGAAAATACCATTTTTGAAAGACCAAACATGTCTATTCTTTGTAATTTCTGGGAACTGCATGTCATTGCAATTGGAGAGATGGTGAATAACATCCTTGAATCCTGAACCGCGACTTGTCAGGTTTTTCCAGAGGTCAAAATTTGTTTCTTTTTGGGCGACACTGTATACATAGTCTTGAACGCTCATAATAGTGGTCCAAGCTCTTGTATTGTATCCGTCTGGCGTTTTGAATTGTCTGCAGCACTGTCCTTTGTATCTTCGAATTGTATTTTTGTAAGTTTTATCTAGAACACTGATGATGGCCTGTTGATATGGACTGAGTTCATCGACCTTTCCCATGGTCGTTGACCTAAACAATGAATGGTCTTTTTCGGGGCTTGTTAGGGCATATGTGGGATTATTAATTCTTTCATAGATTCTTGTGTTTCTCAGAACTATCTCATATGAATCATCAATCTGTTCAATCAAGGAGTTAATTCTTTCGCCAATCTTTCTCTCGTCTTCTAATTCTTTGTCTGAAACACTCAGGGCAGTAGCTCTATGAAAAAGTGCTCCCAATAACTCCGCTTCTCTTTTTTGTTTTAATGTGATGCTCTCTAAATCTACCCGAATAGGCATTCCGTCGGAGGGATTAATATCTCCTGGATTGAAAAACTTTTTGTAGCCCAGTTGAAATGAGATGTGTGAATCCCCCGTGACGTTCATGCACCACTCACTTTCGAGATATCTCAGATACGCGATAAGGTTTTCTTTGTCAAGTGTCGAGACCGAGTTTCTATAAATCTCCATATTTGTTGCCTCGACATTGACATTTTCATCGATGAAATGAATACCCCCTTCCATTTTTTAATCTGATATACAAAAGGTTTTACTTTTTAAATGTCTTTTTTGCTAAGGGAGGATAGAATTTTAAGTAGTATTTTGTTTTGTGTGGCGAGCTGGTCTCCTATTGTCACCAGGGCAGAGCATACGGTGTCTCCGTCTTCTGTAGCGAGGGTGGCTCCGAGGAGTCCTCCCAAATCGATTCCTTCGTCAAATTCCATTTCGTCTTCGTCAAATTCTACTTCTTCGAGTTCGAGGTCATCTTCTTCGTCAAATGGTTGACTGATGTCTTCTTCATCGTCTGTTTCATCAATTTCTTCGGGGATTTCCTCCTTGGGTTCAGGTTGGGACATTATATACAGGAGGAAGAGAAAATTCAAATGTAAAAATTTCGCGGTGCGAAATACTTTTACCCTAAAAAAAAATCTTGGTATATAGTACAAAAATTCACAATGGCTGGTGGTCTCATGCAGCTTGTCGCGTACGGTGCCCAAGACGTCTACTTGACTGGTAACCCAAAAGTCACCTTCTTCCAGGCGGTCTACAAGCGCCACACTAACTTTGCGATGGAAAACATCGAACAAACTGTCAACGGTACCGCGTCCAACAACGGTCGTGTGTCCGTCACTGTCGCTCGTAACGGGGACTTGATTGGTGACATGTATGTCGAACTCGTTGCCGCTTCCGGCCTCGAACTCACTGCTGGTACCGTCGAACTCTCCGGTTGCTGGGCGGCCGAGCGTGCTATTAAGTCCGTCGAATTGTCCATCGGTGGTCAGCGCATCGATAAGCACTACCAACTCTGGTGGCGTTTGTACTCCGAGCTTTACTTGGATGAATCCAAGAAGGCTTCTTGGGGTAAGATGACCACCAAGACCGTTGGTACCGGTGCTACACAAACTGTTTTCCTCCCATTGATTTTCTTCTTCAACCGCAACCCAGGACTTTACCTCCCACTCATTGCCCTTCAATACCACGAGGTACGCCTTGACTTCGATTTGTCATCTGAGTTCTCCCACTACACTGACGGTTCCACATTCAAGGTGTGGGGCAACTACGTGTACCTCGACACCGAGGAGCGTCGCCGATTTGCGCAAAAGGGTCACGAATACCTTATTGAACAAGTTCAGCACACCGGTTCCGACACTGTCACCTCCGGTGCTTCCCGCCAAGTCCGCCTTTCCTACAACCACCCAGTTAAGGAATTGGTCTGGTGCTTCAACAACGGCTCCGTTTCCAACGCGGCCCAGTGGAACTTCACCTCCAACGCGCAAACCGCGAATGCCGTTATCCTTACCTCCGATGCTTACGTCGCCACCGCCGCGGTTGTCCCAACCACCTCAGGCACTGGTGCGCCAATGCTTCTCGCGGGTGCCACTGAAGGTGGTTCCGCGGCCTGGTTCGAGGATGGTGATGCCTCCGCGACCCGCTCCGTCGGTCCACTTTCTACCTTCAAGCTTGTGCTTAACGGTCAAGACCGCATGAAGGAGCAAGGTGGCAAGTACTTCAACCAAGTGCAACCAAATGCTCACCACGCTGGCTGCCCATACCCAGGTATTTACTCCTACTCCTTCGCGCTTCGCCCCGAGGAGCACCAACCAAGTGGAACATGCAACTTCTCCCGCATCGACAACGCCCAAGTTGCGATCACCCTCAAGGGTGCCACCCACGATTGCGCGACCATGCACATGTTCGCGACCAACTACAATGTTCTTCGAATCCAAAGTGGTATGGGAGGATTGGCCTTTAGTAACTGATGGGCTTATCACTGTCTAAATATAATAACCTTACTAGATTTCAATATAAAATCTTATATCCTCTAAAAAAATATAAGATTTTACTTTTCGTAGATGAGCGGTATGATGGGTGGGGTTAAAGATTGCAATCTTTAGAAATATATAAAATGGATTATACACTCGTGCCAATCAATTCAAGACCTGGAGCATTTTTTGCTATTGATAATGAAGACTATCAAAGATTTGTTGTTGATATGCCAAGTTGGAGTTTGAGTGGTTCAACGGGTAAATATTTAGTATGTGATTGGGATAGTCCTCTTGGTAGAAAAAGACCAAGAATTAATAGATTACTTTTATTGGGATTGTGTGAAGATCAATCAATTGTTGTTGATCACATTAACGGTGATACACTTGACAATAGAAGATGTAATCTTAGGGTCTTGAGAAAAGGAACTAATGTGGCACACAGACCAAATATGAATTCTAATAATACTTCTGGAACACGAGGTGTTTATTGGTGTAATACTAATAAATTGTGGTATGCTAAAATTCAACATGAAGAAAAAGATTGGTGGAAAAAATCTTTTACAAATCAAGAAGATGCCATAAGAGAAATAACCAAAATGAGAAATACATATGAAATCATTTATGGATTGACAGTGGGTAAAAAACCTGATAGAATTCCAGAATTACAAAAAAGTCATCAAATTATTGACGAATGGAATACACAACACCCTGGAAAAATAAGTAATGCAGACAAACCAAGACCCCAAGCTCGTGAAAATTACAACCAAAAGCGTCGCGATTTAACATCTAGTGCTAGGGATAGACACAAGGAATACCTTTTATCTCAACCACAAACTCAAGAAATTGTTGAAGAGTTGCGTCGCATTGAAGGTGATGAAAGGCGTTCCCAAGCAAGATTGTCTGGTAAAAAAATGACATTGGAAGAGAAAAGGGCAAATATTAATGAAGGTCGTCGTTTGAAGGCTGCGGCAGAAAGAAAGGCTAAACGCGAAAAATTGTTGGCTATTTTAGAAAAAGACCCAGATGATGAGAAAGCTAAAACGGATCTCAAAAAAGTAGAAAGTTCTGAGAAAATTGCACAAAGTAAAATGGCTTTGGCACTTAAAAAACAAGCGTGCGAGTGAATACATCAAACCCCAAACACTTAAAAATTAAGAAATAAACTTATATAGATGAATCATTTTTTTAATTTGCCTCGGGCTCTTATTAAAATGACCGAATTAGATAAAAAACCACTTGGTAGATGGGCGCTTAAGACATGTGATGAAATAACAACGGGTGTGAATGCTGTGTATCAAAACAGAGACCATTGCGGTGATACAATTTGTAAAACACCTAAGCGTGCGAGTGAATACATCAAACCCCAAACACTTAAAAATTAGAAACTTTTTTAATACAAATGGAATTTAAAT